CTCCCATTACCCAATCTTTTATTCCAGTAAGGAAACCGAATATCATATCAACAAAGCCATCAAATGAAAAATCAAAACTATCTAGCTTTGCTTTAACCCCATCAAAGCCAAGGATTCCTGCTATCCATCCAATAAGGTCTTTTACTAAGTTTAATGGTGCATAAACTAAAAAGTCTATCATTCCTTCTATAGCACCGTATAGGCCACCTAAAATACCACCTTCTTTAAACCCTTCTAAGAATCCCTTTATACCTTCAACAGCAGTCATTATAGCAACTATGATCAATCCAATTGGATTAAGTACAGCCATAACTCTACCAGCTGCTCCCAATATTGGAGTTAAAAATTTAAAAATAGTTCCAAATACTTTAACAAGCGGCCTGAAGAAACTTCTCAATTTTGAAAAGAAAGTTTTCATTTTCTCAAAACCTTTAGCAATTGCTCCACCTTTTGCAGGTCCTGATGGTATTAACTTCTTAAAGAAATTGCCTAACATTTTAAATGGTTTTTGAAATACAAACTTAAGTGCTTTAAACCACACTGCAAAGAATGAACCAATAATACCAATGTAGCCACCTATTACAGCAGCAAGCATTTTACTTATACCGCCTTTCTCCTTATCATCATCTCCATCATCATCACCACCTTTTTCTCCCTTGCCTGTTTTTGTTAAAGGCTTTCCTTTTTTAGGTGGAACTAAAACTTGTTCTTTTCTTTCTTTAGCTTCGTTTGCTAATACCTTTACAGCATCAGCTGTATGCTTTGTGTTTTTTCTTATATCTTTTAAAGCTATTAAAACTTTATCTTCACCTTCATCATCTCCTGCAGGAGAAACTAATTTCTCTTCTTTTTCACCATCAACTCTTACAGCCTCTAGATTACCTAACTCGTCGACCATTAATTCAGCTGCAGCTGAAATGTCACCTAGATGTTTATTTTGTTTTTTTGGATTGAGCTTTGATTGCTGCTAAATGTTCTGCTGACTCTTTTGTATTTGTTTCTGTTTTAAAAAGAAGTCTATTTAAGACTCCTTTCATTTCTTCGATCTTTTCTGCTAAGGCACCAGTGTTTCGACTAGCATCTCCTCTAGCCATTGTTGCCATTGTTGCTGAACCTCTAGCAGGTAGTGCCATTATTTTTTACCTAATGCTTGAGCACCGAAGAATGCTGCTACGATACCAGCTACTGCAATAAAGTATACACCAGCCATATCTCCTAATATTTTAGCACCATCTTGTAACCCAAATATATTAGAACCTACTACCATTACTGGATAGAGTAGCATTCCATATAACGAATACCATGCCATCTGTCTTTGAGCATCACGCATAGCGTCTGCATCTTCAAGTTCTTTTCTTTTGAACTCCAAGTACATATCGTGTTCTTCTTTAGATACTTTTCCATCACCATTTGTATCTGCTGGGTGGAAATCTTTTTTTACTTCTTCTGCCATTGCTATCTCCTTTTCATCTTCTGCTGCTGAGCTTCGTGTCTTTCCTTCTCTTTTTGAAGGTGCTCTTGCAACATAGCAACATAGATATCCCTTTCATAGGGTATCAGATTTTCTATTTCTGCTATACTATATTTATGATGCTGAACCAGTGCAAAGACCGTTTGATAGTAGTTTGCCAGCGTATTATGGCTCAGCAATATTAAAAAAAATCAGCTAAACCGTTTAATACTATCTTTCTGTCATTGCCTAACTTATTTGTATAATTTAATTCATAAGTTAATTTTGGCAAAGTATCAAAAAAGTCTTTTAACTTTTCAAATCTTTTTACATCAAAACTTTTAACAAATTCCAATGCTTCTTTCATATTAAAGTCATCATACACTTCTTCGTTATCATAAACACTTTCAAGACAACCAGCTACTAATTTAAAAACATCTTCAGTAGATGGCTCACCGTCATTCATACCAAGACCAATCTTAGTCATCATGCCTAAGTTAGGGTCTTTTAAAATTAAAGTATATTGATCATCTAACTTTATTTCATTTACATGTTCAGGATTGATAGTAGGTTCTACTGTATCAAGATCAATATTAAATTTATATATCTCTTCGTCTTCAGTATCCCTATATTGCAACTCTACTACATTTTGTACTGACTTTGATCTTAGTTGTAGAAACAACATTTCAACATCTGTTGAGGTCAGTTCATCTACATTGACATCAGAAGGCTCAACAATTACATTTCCAAGTACTTGTTTCATAGCATTCATTTGTTGTTTAACGTCAGCTTCTTTTCCAACCAAAAGCAACTTTTCCTCTTTTACAAGAAAAGGTCTAAATTTAACATCAATACCTGATATTGGTAAAGTATAGTTAAAGAGTGGTTGATCAATCTTAGGTAATCCCATAATAATTCTCCATTATTTAATTAAGTCTTTCCGCCCAATGCTCCGAGGAAAGTTTGTGCATTACTTACTATATTTATAGCGTCTCCTACATTGTTAGGAGTTTTAAACGATGATACTAGTGACTGGCCAGCAGTTCCTAATCTAATAAGTCTTTCAAAACCACCAAGAGCTCTATCTGATGCAGGTCCAGGACCTTCAGATAAATTAGTAGTCCATGAACGAACTTGGAAGTTAACTTGTACTCTTGCAAACTCATCATTCTGTGCCCAGCCTAAAGTAACATCACCTAATACAAAAGGCCATACCTCATAAGCTGTAATTTCTGTAATCTCATTTGCTGAGACATCATATGTTGATATTCTCATTGTTGTAGCATAGTAGTCATGATAATGAACTTCACCAAACAATGCTCCATTCGGTCCTTCATTTAAAACTGTTCTTGGATCAATCTCAAATACACTATTGATCCACTCTTGGAAGAAGTTCAAGTTTCTTCCATTTTGATCCAACATAAAACTTGCTGTAATCTCTGCAGGAAGAACCTGGCCTGGTCTTCTGTCTAAAGGACCTAATCCTAATCTTCTATGATCAACAGCATTGATTGTAGCACCTGGAATATTAATTGCATCACAAAAGAACACTAGTTGTTTTGCGTCATCACTATATGCTGAGTTTTGTTGTGCCCATTGAGGAGTATCAATACTGACAACGTATCTATTAGCACGTGCCAAACTATTACTATTCTGTAATGCACCAGTAAACTTATCAAGACTAAATGGCTTTTGAGAACCCTCACGTGGCTTCTCAAGACCTATGCCTTTGCCTAAGTTAAATAAAGTTTTTGCTATATCGGTAATTTTTGCCATTATTGTCTTTTTCTTCTCTCTGTTAAAGAGTCCATGTATATTTTATTTATGCCAGCTTTACGGAAACGCGCGACAGGCATCATCATAATAAAGTCCCAAGCCTTAGGAGGAATGTACAAATATTGCCCAATAACTCTTTGCATGTTGTATCTTCTATACATTGGCTTGAATGACATAAGGTTTCTTC